GACCAGTATATTAAATATCTCGCCCTCGATTGCCTGTACATCGTGCTTGGTAAAGAGAGAGGTGAGAGTGGCACTTTGCATCTACAAGGATTTGTGATGTTTAAGAATGCCAAGACTTTGTCAGCCGTATCTAAGATGATGCCTACTGCACATCTTGAGGCAACGAAGGGTACTCCCATGCAAGCAATGGATTATTGTAAAAAAGATAACGAATGGGAAGAACGTGGTATTGCTCCGAAGGGTGCAGGTGCCCGGTCTGATTTGGATAGTGTAAAAGAAGTGTTAGAGAACAGTGGAAAAATGGCCGACGTAGTTATGATAGCAACAAGTTATCAAAGTGTTAGAATGGCCGAATGTATATTAAAATATAAAGAAAAACCTCGTACGGAGAAGCCTCATGTATCATGGTATCATGGGCCTACGGGTACGGGAAAATCAAAACTCGCTTACGAAGAGTTAGGTGAGGACGTTTATACGTGCTTATCAACAGGTAAGTGGTTTGAAGGGTACGACGCTCATGAGAATGTGCTCGTAGATGATATGAGAAAAGACTTTTTGAAATTTCATGAGTTATTAAGGTTACTTGACCGCTATGCAATGCGTGTCGAATGTAAAGGCGGGTCACGCCAATTTAAGGCTAAGAAGATAATTATAACTTCAGCCTACCATCCTCGAGATTTGTTTGAGACAAGAGAGGATATACAACAACTATTAAGAAGAATAGATATAATAAAGGAGTTTGAGTAAGAACGTAGTTATAGGGTACCCCCGGTACCCCCCGTACCCCCCAGGGTATAAAAACCCCCCAATGCCCTTTCGGCGATAGAGATACCCCCTGAGTGGAGTCCCCGCTGGGGCCCCTTTAGGGGGGGGCGTGAACGTCACACCAACTCACCCACATAAACAATTAATTAAAAATAAGTTAAAGATAGTTCAAATACTAATATTATAATGGCTTTTAAAAAACGTCGTGTTTACAAGAAGAAAGCATCTACCAGGAAGCCTGCCCGTGGTGGAAGAAAATCCTCTGCTGTATCCTTTGCTGTTAAGAAATATGTGAAACGTACAATGCATACTGCTATTGAGAACAAGTGCGTACAAATTAGTGCTGGTAACTCATTTGGGAATGTTAATGAAAGTACAGATTTCAATGCTTATCCAATGTGTCCTCTGGCTGGCTACTGGACAGTGGGACAAGGTGTTGGTCAAGGTGCAAGAATTGGAAATATTATTAAGACTAGAAAGGTTTATCTAAATTATGTCTTACGACCAACTGCTTATGATGCGGTTTTTAATCCTTCACCAAGACCTACAGAAATTCAATTAATGTTAGGTTATGTAAAAAATACTCCATGCTTCGCTCCTGTTCCTGGTGATATAAATCAACTATTTCAATCAGGTTCTTCAATTGTGTCTCCGATAGGAACACTACGTGATATCATTAGTGTTATCAATAATGACTACTGGACAATTAAGAAACGGTGGACTCACAAAATCGGTTATTCTCAGGCTACTGGAACCGGTGGAAATGTGGCAAACAACTTCTTTGCAAATAATGATTTTAAGTTTAATGCTGTGAAGCGTATGGATATTACCTCTATGTGTCCGGCGACACATGTTTTCAATGATGCGTCTGGCACCACTAACACTAGAAATTTATTTCTTATGTATTATGCTGTGGCTGCTGACGGCTTTAATTTCGGTGCGACTACGTTGCCATCGAATATAGAGTTTTGGGTCGACTTCCATTATGAAGACGCCTAAACGATTGTTAGGGAGGGGACTACTATTACCCCCGACCTCTGTGGAGACACCTATGTGGAGAACACAGGGTGTTTATGTTAACCTTAACTATATATAAATAAATATATTTAAAGACAACTACACAATACAATATAAAATAGAAATGTCTAAAGGATCTAGAGTTTACTGTATTACAATCAATAATTTTACTGAAGACCAGTATATTAAATATCTCGCCCTCGATTGCCTGTACATCGTGCTTGGTAAAGAGAGAGGTGAGAGTGGCACTTTGCATCTACAAGGATTTGTGATGTTTAAGAATGCCAAGACTTTGT